TGCAGGATCTGGAGTGACTGTTAAAGCCACGGTATTTCCAGTCCGTGAGACGCTTATGGTGCCAATATTCCCATCGTTGTCTATTGTTCCATATTCGCTAACTGATACATCTGTACCATCAACCAATATGGTCAATTCTGTTGCATAGAATTTATTATCTCCTGCTGTAGTCTTAGATAGTGAAACAATATATTTCACCATTCTCCATACAGTAGCATCAAAGTTGTCGATAACTGTTACGTTCTCAATTCCGTTGATTGTATTTTCATTATTACCTGCTGTGCCAAGTTCATTTCCTGAACCTGCCAGCGTATCAATCAAATCTTCGTAATCGCCTTGTGTTGGACGGTCACCTGTTTGAAATTTTGATTTGACTTGTGCAATTGTTAGTTTTGCCATAGATGTATTATAACATTATTTTTCATAGTATGTAGTTACTATGTCCAATAATTGCCACTCCAATCGGTGCTGGATTTTCCCTGGTATAACCAGAGAGACCTATATTTTCTATTCTCAACCTAAATGGGAGATGTTCGTTAACCAAATACTTTTTGGGAGACTTTGTTAGTTCAAATTCTATCTTGCCTGCTGGATTTATAATTTCTTGAAATGGGGCAACTGCTGCCAATCCAATTAAAGAGATTCCAACAGCACCTTTTATTTTTCTAGATGCCATTATGCAAATTTGTCAGTGACTTCAGGTATAACATTCATTACACCACGACAAACAGTCCAAACTACTACTGGGTCTGATAACTGAACATCAAAGACGTCTCCCGTCGAAAGAAGTTTGCATTGTGCTGGTGAAATATAAACCGTAAACTCTCCATCTTCATCAAACTCTGTAACAGATGGGGTACATGAAAATAGCACTGTGCTATTTCTCATAAAGTCTGCTTTGATTGTATAATCTTCTGGAACAATTGGATTTTCATTGTCATCTTCTACATAAATTCTAAATGCTGCACTATCACCCTTTACAACTGTCCATCTAACAATTGGTGGTGTTGCACCAACTTCTATTTCGCCATTAGCATTTGTTGTTTGAGTAGATGTAACTTTGGTTGTGCGTAGTGAGGTCATAGTTAGATTATACCACAATTAAGCAAGACCAGCCTTGAGTGCTCCCCAAGTACCATTGCCCTTTGCCTCTACAATAATTATTCCATTTGATGCTGCATGTGCAACAATTCCTACCGCTCCAGAACCTGGAACATTTGTTAGTCCGCCAGATGGACCAACATACAAAACATCTCCATTAGCAAAAGAAGAAGTATTAATATCTTCCATTACACCAGCAACCACACAAATTCCTTCAGATAGATTTAACAATTGTTGCTTTAACAAACCAAGGATAGGTTCAGTTGTTGAAGGTAAAGCCTTTGCTATAGTTGTTTTTGTTGTATATCCAGTTGCATAGACTGGTGTTCCTGCAGGCAATGTTTGTCCAGTGTTGTTAATTACAGAAATCTGAAATGCAGAAATACCAAGTGGTGGCAAAACAATTTTTAATCTGTCAGCAAGTTGCTTAATATCTCCATGCACATTTACTGGATCTGTTGCTGCAGGATAAGGTAAATTAAATACTCCATCATTAGTTGTTTCACTAGACATAATATGAAATTATACCATAATTGTTTATGCTTATCTGAGCATATTTTTGTCAAATAGTTGACTTTAAGGGCAAAACTATGTTATACTTAGTAGTAACACCTGCCAAAGGTGTTATTGTTTTCTAAGGAGGAAACTATGATTAAATTTATCGAAAGAAACAAGGAAATCATTAGCATACTCAGTATAGGGTTGTTAGTAACAGTGTTAACTGGCAATGCAAACGCTAGTACTGTAACTACCAATAACAACAATTTTCTTACTGAACAGGCGCAGCCTACGAATTCTACCTCGAAAGAGGTTTTTTTGCTTTCTAAGGAGAAGCGCCTTGAACAATTTAATAATAAAGGGTCTTTAACTGATCATGAGTTAAAGGAACTGCTTAGCCTAGTTGGATTTAAGGGACGAAACCTTATTGAAGCATGGTCTATTGCAAAAAGAGAATCTAACGGTCAGCCAATAAGATTTAATGGAAACGTAAAGACTGGAGACAGTTCTTATGGTTTATTTCAAATCAACATGATTGGTGATCTAGGTCCAGATAGAAGAAACAAGTTTGAACTTGAATCAAACTCTGATCTTTTAAACCCAGTCATAAATGCACAAATTGCATTTCATATGTCTCAGGGTGGAGAAGATTGGTCATCTTGGAAGGGCATGACGCCAAGAGCGGTTGCCTGGTCTATGAAATTTCCTTCATAGCATTATAAAAATAATCCGACCAATGTAAGTGGTAGTGGAGGCCAGGGTGTGGCCAAATTGCACCTTGGCCCCACGAACCCTTATTACTATGATAGTCATATCCGTGATCAAATACTTCTTTGCAAGCCTCATAGTATTCTGAATGGCATTTAACTTTATCCCAATTTTTCATTCTAAAAATATCTGTTAACTCATCTTTGTGTCCTGCTTTAACCCCAAATTCAAAGTCTGTTGGAAACAGCCCCTTAACAGAATTTGGATAGTAGTATTCAAAATTTTGCATTATAAAGTTTTCTTGCTCTGTTGTAAGACCATTGCTCCAAGTCGTCCAAATTAATTTAATTTTATTAACTCTGCAAAAAGCCTCTAACATTTTAATATGATCTAAATTATTATAATATACCCACTCATAGGGTAGTATTTCTTCATAGTCGAACGGGGCATAAACCTTTGTTTTTTTACTTTTATAGTTAGCATACCAATCTCTCATATATTTGTTGCTACCGTCTATAAAATAAAATCTTTCAAAATTAGCAAAATTACACAACACATATTCTGGAAGATAGTTATATTTATTAATCATGCCAAAAAAACTAGAAACATTTTTATTAATTGCAGATCCACTATACGAGATATTGCCGATTGGCTCACCGATTCTTTTAGATAATAAGTCTGTCCATCTAAATTGTTGTGGGATACCCTGACCAAGAGTAATTGAGCAGCCAAGGGCCACTATTCTAGGCTTACTACTAAACTCAATAGACCTTATTCCATCACTATTCCAAACATAATTATATTCACTTCTTGGAATTTCTGATGCTGGACTGACTATATCAGTAACACTGCTATACCCTGTGTCACTATTACGACCAACGTGTGGAATTATTCCAGGAACAAACAAATCAAACAGCATAATGTCAGTATATCAGATTACTCTTTTTAATCTTTCTATATTTTTTCCATTGCTTAAACTTAAACATCATTCTTTTTATAAATTTAATTTTGATTCACTCCATTCTCTCCACCACATCTTTTTACCGTTTTCTAAATCATAATTATTCCAGGAATATGGACCAGATGACATGTCTACTGGCTTATCCCAAAAATCCCACGTCTCATTTAGATTGCTTTGATTTCTTAGTCTTTGTATATAACCAGTATAGGTACTTCCAGATGTTCCAATAAAATATGTGGAATTACACATAATAAGATTACAGACTAGTCCAAAAACTACTTCGTCTTGAAACGGCAACTTATTAAATTCTTCAGCAAAATTTTCAATAATGTATTTGTCTAGCAAAATAAATCTATTTTGTCTTTCTTTAACCATTAAATGTGTTGGCTCATCAGTACACAAAACAATTGGAAGATTATATTTTTCTAGTTGTGTCAATCCATTTTCAAACATAGAACTGGTTGTATTAAACATTTTAACATGATCTGATAATCTAAGATGACCACCAACAAAATCTCCTAATGAATCACTAACTATTTTGGCAAACTCTTGATAAGGATCTTTAAACTTAACAAGAGACAAAGTTTTGTCTAATGAACTACTTCTATTATAAAAAAACCTTGAGTACCAACCAAGTGTTCTTTTTATATGAACATTATCTATAACATTAATTCTTTGTCTACCTTCGGCAAAACTAAGTTCATCATTCGTTATCTTGTTTTCATTACTATAGTAACAATTGGTCATCATATCATCAATTACGCCATCTTCATCTGGAAATCTTTCTATTTTTTCATCAATAAGTATCATTTCCTTATTCCATTCAAGCAAGTCTGTCAGATGTGGAAATTGATTTTGATTGATAAACGACTGTCTTTGAGGATTAGAAAATCTGCTGGGAGTATAAATTGGAACTTTGTTAAAATTAAAAAGACCATCTCCACTATTAGACAAATAGTGAACGGTCATCTCCTTGTTAGTCTCGTGAGCCAAACCAATTGCAAGTTCTATACTCATAACTTGATTGATCATACCTGTCGGATTCCACAACTGAAAAAATAGTTTATTTCCCATTCTCTATTTGATCCTTTATCCATAAGTATGTCTCTTTTAACCCATATTCTAAATTTTCTTTTGGTGCATAACCTAAAACTTTTTTAATTAAATCATTATTTGAATTTCTTGCATGAACGCCAATTGGGCCATCAACATATATCTTTTTAAGATTTTTATTTGCAATAGAGGAAACTATATCAACCAAATCATTAATAGAAATGTTTCTTTCAGAGCCTATATTTATTGGATCAAAAAATGTTGTATTTCTATAAAAATCTATTGTGGCTTTTATGCATTCATCAATATACAAAAAGGAGCGATGTTGTTTTCCATTACCCCAAATTTCAATAGAGTCAGTAGCGTTAGCAACTTTTCTACATATAGCAGCAGGTGCTTTTTCTTTTCCTCCATCCCAAGTACCATATGGACCAAACACGTTATGATAACGAGCAATTTTATTTTTCATTCCATAATTTTTATTGTATGCCAAATATAATCTTTCGCTAAATAGTTTTTCCCAACCATATTCTGTATCTGGTGCAGCAGGATAAACAGAGTCTTCTTTACAATTAATTGTCTCTGGGTTTAGTTGATTGTATTCTGGGTATACACAAGCAGTAGAAGAATAAAAAATACTTTTAATGCCAATCAGATGGGCTTGTTTTAAAACATTAACATTGATAAGTATTGAATTTCCCATTACCTCTGCATCATTATTACCAGTATTGATATAACCTGCTCCACCCATATCAGCAGCAAGTTGATAAACTTCATCATATTTTTGATTAATTACTTTTTTTACAACATCTGGATTTCGTAAATCACCAATAACAAAATCACTAGCACATGTTTTCCAATATTCTGGATATTTTAAGTCAACGGCACGAACAAAATATCCGTCTTCTCTAAGTTGTTTTACTAGATGACTACCAATAAATCCTCCGCCACCCAAAACTAATGCCGTCTTTTGTTCCACTCTTCTTCTGAAACCTTTCCACGAATAACATCAAGATACGATTCACCTTTGGTAAACCACCAATGATCTGGCTCTACAAAATGAAAAAAAATCATTGCAACATGTTGATTTTCTGGATTGGGAAATTTTTCTCGCCAATGCATCTGTTCATTACCATAATAGGCAAGCGCTTGATTTTCTTGCAAAGTATATGCCTGGTCATCAACAAATAGGTCCCATGGCTCTGTTTGATATACACAAAAATCTAAAGTATATGTACAAGCATTATCGTCTTTATGCTTATACAAACTTGCATTTTCACCTTCGTAATGTGCAAATAATGAATAAGATGGAAGCAAAGTCTTACTATTAAATGTTTGTCTTGCTAACAATAATAAGTTCATAGAGTAAACATCAATCATCTTGTTTCTAAATGTATATCTTCCAAAACCCGTATCAAATGTTGACGGATCTTTTTGTTTGTTCATGAGATATCTTTTTAGTCTATTAAATTCTGGTTGTGGAAACACATTCTCTATAACTGAAACTTTTTTCATTAATTTAACCAACTTACTACTGCATACCTATATCCAGATGTTACTGGTAGAACCGAATGATTATAAACAAATGTAGATGGGAAAAATAACATTTCATTAGCATTTGGTTTATATTTTATGTTAAATCTTGGAAATTCTATTTCGCCACCTTTGTAGTCATCATTTATATAATAAACAAAGGAAATTCTTCGTGGAATATTTGTGTGATCGTCTACATGATTGGTAAATTGTTGTCCAAGACCATAACGCAAAAATCCATAACTTTCGTGGCTAGTTGTAACTGTTGCATATAAAGACTTATAGTGTTCTTCTCTTGGTTTAAAATTTTCTAAAAATAAATTAGACATTGTTGTAGCAAATGCTTTTCCTATAGAATAATCATCAAGAATTATGGGTGAATATGGTATATCAACTATATCAGTATTTCTTGAATAAACATCTACTTTAACTTCTGAACCTGCACGAACAAAGGCTTTGCCCCATTCTATATTTACTGATTTTAAGCCATCTTCAAGGTCGTTATAAATTTTATCTGCATTTGGTAATACATTTTTATATACAACAATTCCTGGGGCCAATTCGTTAAAATCCATTACCACTTACCTAACGGACAAGTTGCTAATTTTAAACCAGTTTTTACTTTCATAACACAGCCACACTGTTTGCACTGAGATGTTACTGAAATTAATTCTGGACAACTTGAACAAATATCAAATCTACTCTTTTTTAATTCTTCATCTGCCCACTCAGTGTTTGGATTAATGATGTCCCATGGCTTTACGGCATTTGGATCTTTAAGATTTTTTTTAATTGCATCCCATCTTGAAGACATAATTAGACATTCCTTTGTTCAAATCCAGAACCATTCCAAAACCATCCGTCTGCTACATTAGGTAAATCATTTATGTCTACTGGAAGTTCGGTAAAGTTAACAATAGTTGGATTACTAGAAAGTGCAGCACGTAAAACTGCTGTTTCTGCATTACCTTCAGGAATGCTAAAATATCCAGCAAACTCACCATCCATTAATACTAAAAAATATTCTCCAGGTATATCATTTTTACTTGGCATTATTTCCCCCTTTTTTATCTAGTATAGCATATTTGGTCATTTTAGTAAACCTTACGGTTGTGAACAAGAATATTTCCAGCAATAAGTGTATCTGTAGGCTCAGCATCAAACTTATAGACTACTGCTGGATTATTATCAATCTCAATAGACTCAACAGGAGTTTCAACAAAAATTCCCAAGTTTTCGTTAAATGTAAGAATTGTATCTCCAACAATCAAATCGGCGGTTGTTCTATATGTGTAAATTCCATCTCTCTTTGTGAAAATACCCTGCTCTAAAGAGAATTTCTTGGTTATGTCATTGTTAATTGTCATTGTGGCAGAAACTGTTTTAACAGTGACATTGGCAATAAGTGTTGCAACTCGTTGCATGTTTGTAATTGTTTCAGAAGACCATGCATAAGGATTAATAATTGATTCATCAACTGATTCATCAAATGTAGCGCCCCATACTCTTGTACCAACCTGGATATCTTGTGCAGGAACCAAAAGTGTATTATTGTTTTCATCTACTGTGCTTATTAAAGTTTCACCAAAGATACATCCACCAAAGACTGGTGCTGTAGGTGCAGCCACAGGTGATGTAGGTGCAGCAACTGGTGCAGTTGGTGCAGCCACTGGTGCTGTTGGTGAAGTTGGTGCAGCCACTGGTGCTGTTGGTGAAGTTGGTGCAGCCACTGGTGCAACTGGTGCTGTAGGAGATGAAACTGGTGCAGTTGGAACACTGGTACAGGTAGTTGACTGACAACTTCCATATCCGCTAGTTAAACATTGTGTACTATATCCACTTCCGCTTGCAGAAACATTTGATGATGATGTTGAATAACTACAATTTCCTACTCCACCACACTGTACGCTTGTTGTACAATACCATGTTGGTGCTACTGGTGCTGTAGGAGCAGTTGGCGTAGGTGATGGTGCTGTAGGTGCTGTTGGAGCAATTGGTACTGTTCCGCAACCAGAACATCCTGCTGCAGTTGGGTATGAAGTTTTTGAACATCTGATACAAGGATCATAGTTGCCTTCATTTTGATCTGTTTCATAATATAAAACACCACAATCAGCATCTCTCATAGTACAATACCAAACTTCTGTTGGTGCAACAGGTGCTGGCGCAGGTGCTGGTGCAGGTGTTGGTGCAGGTTCACAATTAGTAGGAAGTGCTGGCATAGAACTTGTAGAACATCTAAAATCTGTTGCACCAAGATTAGCAAATAAATTTGAATATGCTGCACAAGCCTCTGAAATATTCTGAACAATAATATTGCTTTCATCAACAGCAAACGTATCTGAATATGCAGATCCTGAATAACAATATGTCATATAAACAGTTCCAGTTGTTGGTGGTGGTGTAGAAGGTGCTGGCGCAGGTGCTGGTGTTGGCGAAGGTGCTTGAGGTGCAGCATATGGTGCGGTTGGTGCAGCCACTGGTGCAACTGGTGCAGCAACATATTTATAGTGACTAAACTCTATCTCTGTTTCATAATCAACAAGTTCGTCTGCATTTTTAGACTGTTGATGTGCCTTACCATGAAGACTTGAATTGGAAGTTTCTGTTTCAGTATTAACTGAATTAATTAATCCAGCAGCAGTTAATGCGTCAATTGCTTCTTGTTTAGATAAGCCAATAAGGTTTGGTACTTTGACCATACCTTTTGATCCAGCCCATCTTCCAAGAAAGCCAAGCATTTAATCACCTACGCTGTCAAATCGCCAATAAGAATCCAGTTGTTAGTATCGATTTTAATCAATGTGGCACCTGAATATCTTGCAGCGATTTTCTTGTTTGAATTTTTGCTTTGAAGTCCAACTGCCACATCTCCAGCAACAAAAGTAACGTTGCCAGTATTTAATCTAATAAAGTCAAATCTTTGTCCAATAGCAAAAGGTGTTACAGAATTTAATGGAATAGTTACAGTTGTATCTGATGTAGAGTTAATTGTTACAGTCTTACCAACATCATCTAATGAAATTTGATAGTTTGAAGTTTTTGCTGATAACTGAGTGGAATCATCAAACCATCTCCATGATCCATTCCAATAATACTGGAGTTGCTGCAAGTCTCTAACAAAACAAACTATACCGTTTGTAGGACTTGAAAGAACTGAATCTCTTTCTGCTGTACTTAAAAAATTATTAATTCCAGCCTTAGCATTAAGTGCTGACTGAAGGTTTACTGTATTGCCAAAGGTTTGTGTGGCTGTCCAGGTATATGCAGCATTAGTATTTACTGCACCACTTAGTGCATACCATGTATCTGTCTCTTGGTCATAGATATAACCTACTTTACCTGTTGTATTAGTACTTGTCATATTATAGCCCCAACAATCCCAACTCTTCTTCAGTAATTCCTAGTTTTTCTAAAACTTGCTGTCTAGCACTAGCCTTTGCTTCAATGCTGGCTTGCTTTTCATTCCATGCTGCCTCGTCAATTTTTTGCTGAGCCTTTTCTTCAGCATTTAGTTTACGCTCTGTAATTTCTCCAGTTTCAACATTATGAATTGTTTTCATTATGACACCCCATACAATCTAATTGATGTATTTGCTGAATTACTGATAGTTGACGTACCAGTAAACCTTACTATATTTAAAGAAGATATTGGTGTCGTGCTATTAAAATTGCCGACAACAGTATAAAAATTTGTTCTACCATTATTATTGCTATAATGAGCAAAATTTGCAACATAGAGTTTTGTTCTTGTTGTGCTTGCATAATCATAAATCGTAATTGTACCTCTTGCACTTTGATATGGATTACCAGATGTTGTTTGATTACCAAAAATAGCATCATTAACTACTGTATCTAAAGATGAATAAGAGGTAGGTGCAGATGCTGGTGACTCTTGATATTGAGTATAGTTTTCATAAACGGCACTTGTATTGTTATTAAATCTTAATCCAAAGTTTGTGCTAAGCGCAGAAATATTTAAACCAGCAAATGTTAAAACTAAGTTTTTATATGTATTAGGAATTGATGAAAAATCATAACCAGTAGATGCACTTAGTTGAACGTCTGTAATTAGTGTTGTGCCACCACCAGATACTGTGCCCCAACTTTCAGTTGTTCCATTTGTGGTTAAAAATTTTCCTGCATTACCAGATTGTGATGGAAGAGAATAAGAACTGTCATCTTCCCATGCAGGTAAATTAGAAGAAGAAACCTTTAATACTTTTCCTACAGAACCAATTGGCAATCTTGTTACTGCATCTGCTCCAGTTCCATAAATTAAATCTCCACTTGCATCAACAATGTTTAATAATTCATTAATCAAAACCCATGAAGCAGATCCTGCATTATAAATATATGCTCTTTGTGGTGATGCATTTTTATCTACCCAAATTATTCCATCTACCAAGCCAGTAGTTGGGGCTTCATTGGAATAAACTGCTGTGGCATAAATTGGAGCACCATTACCAGTAGAATTAGCATCTACCCAAATATATCCATCTATTGGTGATGTTGGAGCGGTAGCCAAATAATCTGATCCTGGCATCAACCCTTCAAGGGTAGTGACATCATCTCTTAAATCTTGTAAATGTTTTGCAAGGGATGGATTTGGCAGTTGCGTTGGATCTGTATTGGTTTCATCGTATATAAGCGAACCATAATGAAAAAGTTTTAGCGCTGCCTGAATGTCAGCAGCATCCTCATATCCTGGGATTTTTGTATTATATAACGCACCAATGTCTTCAGCAGCCATACCTTAGATTATACCACAGTAATAAATAAATGCACGGTCTTTTGACCTGATAAATTTACCCAGTTCCCATCAACAAATTCAACGCCATGGATAATTAGGCGTAGTTTTAATATATCGTCAATAGTCTGTATTGGTGCAACAGTGACAGATGACGCTATAGGGTTTGTTCCTAAAATTGTATGTTGAACATTAAAGTTAGAAGCATCTAGAGATCCAATTAGTTCTGAGGGAACAATTTTGGTTAATTCAATATCAACAGTTAAGTCTCCGTCTACAAAAAGATCCACAACGCTATTTGTGTTATGACTATAAATGTTTGAAACTAGTTTAAACAGTTTTGTCCACTGTACTGGTGGAGATGAAATTCCAGTTGACTGTAATTGATAAACGTATTGGTATTCGCTATCTGCAGACAAAACGTTTATATATAAATCCATTACTTGTGCAGATGGTGCAAGAGCGGTTACATATTCAGAATTGACAAGTGTAATAATTGGTTTGCCAGTATTAACAAAAATTTGACTTCCACGGTCACCAGTTGATCCAAAATCTACTTGAAGATTGACTTCTGCTGGTCCACCCAGAATTGTTAGATCATCTGTTGAGAGAAGAACCTCTGGCATTTTATACTGCTCCAGTAACTTGATCTGTTACGGTAATTGTTCCAGTTAGCAATGTGTATACGTACTCATATGGAGTTCCTGGTGCACGAACTTCAACGTCATATACATATGTTGTGCCTGCATCAAAATATGAGGCATCAAATGGTCTGATTGCACAGTGAACATATGTTCCATCTGTTGAGACTGATGCATAGCATTGATGTCTATTTGCAACACCTTCTGAACCTCTTGATGTTGAAACATAAAATCCTGCTGATTCAAAATTAAAGTTAATGCCAGTATTAGAACTTGTTGTTCCAGTATCGTTATACGCTGGATCAGTTAGTGGCAATAGTGAAAAAACAGACCCATCACTCTTTTTTGGATAAATACGAAATTCAAGAGTGTCACCCTTATAGTAATTAATGTTATATGTACCTGGAAATGCCATGCTTTAATTATACCATGTTAGAAAACAGAAATGACTATAGATTTAACTATGGCTACCGAATCAAGATCTGTACGAATTTGAGGAATAATTCCACAGTGCTTTTGACTATCTGAAACAATATTAACCTTATGTGTAGTAGACAAATCATACTCATACTGATATTTTAAAGAAGCAACAAATGAGGTTACTGATTCATCTGTCCCTTCTGAGTATGAACGCATCCAAACCTCAGTGTTATTTGACAGGGTAGTTAAAGTAAAATTATAAGTAATTGATACTTGTGCTCCTAAAGCCAAATGCTTTAAATTAATGCGCTTAGCCTCTATATTATATAAATCCACTTTATCTTTAGGTAGGTATAACTTATTTGTTTTCGCACCTTTCCCATTAATAAAAACAGATACCCAACCATCGTCACCCTTTGTGGCACCTAATGTAAAGAAGTCTGTTGCAGTATTGCCATAAGATGCCCAACCAATTTCTTGTTCATATACTGGATCGTATGATCTACCGTCTTTTCCAGGAGTTCCTCTTTCGCCCTTTGGACCTTGCTCTCCGTCTTTACCAGCAACGCCTTGTGGTCCAGGTTCACCAGGATCTCCTTTAGGGCCTCTTGGACCTTCTGGTCCTGGAACTGGCAAAAAAGAAACTTCTGTATTAGACAAAATGTCTTGAGATTGTTTTACTTGAGATGCATAACCACTTTTTTTGTTTATTGGAAAATCCATGGATTTGGAAACTGCCATGGTTTGTTACTACCAATTCCCACTTGCCCAATTTATTCTTTTCCAAATAGCAGCAACGCCATCTGTATAATCTTCTACACAAAGATACATGTGTGTATCGTCATATCTTATATCATTTTTTAAATCTCCTGCAACTCCATGATGTGTTGCTGGAACTGTACCAGTTTTGTAATTAAAACTTCCAGGCAATCCTGGCTCTCCTTGTGCACCTGGTAGCGCAATTGGGTCCCAGTATGTTGGATCTGTTGGAAAATATCCAGCATTTGGTGGAAGAATTCTATAATATGTACCGCCAGCAAATGTTACAACATCGCCAACGTTATAATCAGCACCGTTATCATATTCTCCACGATAATTCCATAAAGCATCTGCTCCTGCTGGGCCTTGTGGACCAACTTCACCTTGTGCACCTGCAACTCCAGGAATTCCTTGTGGACCAACTGGACCTTGTGCACCTGCTGGGCCTTCTACTGACATTCCAGGCATTGGAACAATTTTAACAACAGCCATTATAACGAACCTCCATATGTTACATCTCCTAATACATTTATTGTACCTAATACGGGTGTCCAAATTGTATTATCAATTTTAACTTGGACATCAAACAAAAGTTCTGCTATAGATCCTGAAGAATATCCGCTTCCCCAATTTTTTGTTAAATCTGCAGAGGCAGTAATATCTACATACCCACTATGAGGAACAGCATCAAGTTCATCAATTATGTCGTTTTTACGATCATATGCACTAACCTTGTATTCCCAACCTTCTGTATCAAAATATGTTTTTTCATCATCCTCAAAAAACTCAACTTTAAGTGTGGCTGTATCTCCACGGACCACCGTCCATTTAATATTAACTGGGTCTGCACCAAAAGATTCGGGTCCACAAAGAGTCATAGTATTCAAATTATACCATGAAAAATCAAAAACGATACCTAGGATAGGTGGGTATGAGAGACTACCCTAGGTATCAATAAAATTATACCATAATGGGTCAAAACAGACATGATATTAAAGTTTACCAAATTGTTACAATCAAGATGTCCGTTTTGTATACTTTTTTAAAAGACATCAAGGAAGGGATGGTGTATACTTTAAA